TCAGTTTGCCGTGCCGAAGAAGCATCCGCGGCAGGTATCGCAGTCCATCCCCTCGCGCCTGGCCAGTTCATGCAGGGCTCGGCGTGCCATGCCGTTGACTTGGACCTTGGGCGACGCCACGCAATACGCCCTCCCCGCCCTTTTGTTGATCGACCCGGTGAAGTTCTCGCCGAGATCGGCTATGACGAGCTGACCGTGCTGCACCATGGCTCCCCTGGATCGTCGTCGGGAACCCCCCAAGGCGTTCACCCACTGTCGCATATTCAACCGGTTCTGTGGCCGGTTCGTACCAGGGTGATTCCGCTTGTGTACGTTGCGTGTTGATAACCCGCGAAGGTTGTACGGATAAGGCTTGATCTTTTAGGGGATCAGGCCTCGTTCCCGCAGAGTCTCGACGACCTTTGCGCTCAGGTCTCGGATTTCTTGGGCCGTCAAGTTGTTCGTGACGGCGATCGATGCGGACTCGACCGACTGTCGTACGGCATCCCCCATGTCCTCGACGGGCACGGTGGCGGCGACCACGCCGGGCGCCAGCTCCCCCTCTTGCAGCACGACCGGCTCATGCCCCTCGGCCACGGATACGCAGCTGCCGACCGCCCAGGACAGGGCCTTGTCGACTTTCGCGTAGTTCACATCGCGGATCGGCGAGCCCTGTTCGAGGCGAGTCCAGGTGCCCTTAGCGAGGCCAACGGTGCGTGCGATGGCATCGCGGCCCATGCCGAATTCATGCCTTCGTTTCGTCACGTACTGCGCTAGGCGCTTGAGGTCTTGGTCCTTGGGGGTGGCCATGACTCGCATCATCCCAGGACCCGCCAGGACCGGCCAGCACGGGGGTCAAGTGGGCCGAAATTAGTTACTGAGTAGTTCCTTGTTGACCCATGTTGCCTCTGATGTCGATGAACGTTGAACCATGTTAGGTCAACTAGGGCTTGCGCAACGGGTCAACTAGGGTTAACTTCTACTCATGCACAGACCCCAACCCACCATCCAGGTGAACGGGGCGGCGATACGCCAAACCCGCTTGGACGCAGAGCTCGGTACGGCTGAGACGGCCAGACGCGCAGGCATCAGTGACTGCTACCTCCGGCACCTCGAAACGGGCTACCGCGACCGCATGGGACCGGAGCGTTACGCCGCACTCCGCAAGGCGCTCGGCCTGCGGGCCGGCGACAAACGGCTGAGGACCCCGGCCCCACCCGAGGACCACACACAGGAGCAGTGACGTGATCGACAAGACGATCTACCACACGCCGCAGAAGCCCGAGGACCCCGACGCTCCGTATCTGACGGTCCAGGAGACGGCCTACGTCATGCGGTGCAGCGTCAACACCGTTCGCCGCAAGCTCCGCACCATCCGGCGGGGCGGCGGCCCGGGACGGCGAATTCTGGTCAGCCGCGAGGAGCGCAAGGCCCTCCACGCCGGCGGCATCAAGTCCCGCTACCCCTCCGGCCGCAAGCCCGTAGCTGCCTGACCCCCCTGACGCGAGTCGGGGCCGCGACCGGCGACACCCGGCGCGACCCCTGAACGGCTCGCCTCACCACTCTCGAAAGCGAGGCTCCCCGTGAGCAACGACTCTACCGGTCCCGCTGCTGTGGCTGACGCTCAGCGTCGCGGGCACATGGCTGCCCTGGCGGTGGCCGAGCGCATCATCCGCATCTGCCCGCAGCTCCCGAGCTGGGTGACCACCAACTGCGGTCCCTGGGCGCCGGATCAGGTTTCGGTCCGCTTGTACTTCCACAACGACGAGGCGGGCGTGGCCGCGCTGGCCCGTGAGCTGGATGTGGAGACGACGACCCGGCCGCACAGCGACGACAACCCGGCGCCGTACACCTCGCTGAACGCGATGGTGGCTGGTGTCCCGGTCGAAGCCTGGACGCTGGGCGACGACCCGGCGGATGCCGAGGTGTCGGCATGAACGTCCGGGCGATCAGCGCGGCGGCGGATCTGATCTGCCGCTCGATGAAGAGGAAGCACACGGCAGCTGGCATCGCCGCGGACCTCGACGCGGCGGGGATGCTCCAGTCGCCGGAGACCGCCGCCGAGCTAGAGCAGCAGGCCACCACTGGGCGCATGGCCGTGATCGAGGACGTGGCCGCATGGCTCAAGAGCGTAGGTGAGACCGGCGCCGCCTATCTCGTGAGCACCTGTGACATCTCCGAGGGGCAGGCGCCGGGCGCCGATGTGTCCCCGTGGCAGCGTGCGGTGGACGGCCTCAACGCTCTGGCCACTGCTGGGATCCCGGTGCACGTCGAGCCGGACGGCCACATCTCGAACCCGTGCGGCACCGAGCACATCGAGTGGGACCGCGCGGCCGAACGGTGGGTGCTGACCCACGACGAGGACGACGCCGACGCGGAGCCGCACCCCGAGCCGTGCCGGTGGCCCGCATCCCCGGCCTGCACCTGCGCTGGCCCGGTGCCGTACGCGCTGACGCCGCAGGCCACCAGTGCTCTCGCCCGGCCGGCTGTCGACAAGCTGCGCGGCATCCTCGCGCCGACCCAGACGGCGGGTGCGTGATGAGGCACATCAAGGCCAGCCGTAACCGGCGGGGGCTCGTCGAGGTGGATGTCACCCGCGATGCCGAGGGCATCCTCGACCGGCTCGCCGACCTGCACGTGTCCAACCCGGACTTGGTCGATGACCTTCTGCTGGCGCTCGGTTGCGCGCTGCGGTTCCGGGAGAAGGCGCAGGCGGACGGCGACGACACGGGGGCCACGCTCGCCGCGGCGCAGGCCGACGCTGCCCGCGAGGAGCTGACCGCGCACATGGCAGCAGACCACATGGAGCCGGTGACCGCTGAGATGTCTCGGCAGGATGCGGTCGATCTGGCTGCGGAACTGCACATCGCGGCCAGCGTCGCCCGGCAGATCCGAGGTGCCGCATGACCCGCCGCACTGGGGTAGTTGGCCACCTCCCCGCGGGCAACAACGCGGCCGCCACCAGGCCCCTGCCCAAGACCCCCGCTGAGAAGCGGGACCGGGCGCCGGTACGTGGCCAGCCGCGCCACCGACGCCGACGACCTCGCCCAGCTCCTCGACGCCCTCGACCTCAACGAGGGGGACTCATGAGCCTCACCGACGTTTCCCGCCGCCTCGTCCTCGCGGACGCCGTCCGGGCCGAGGGCGGTGAGTGGACCACGAAGCGCGTGGACCGCACGTACCGCTCTGCTGGCCTGTCCGTGCCACACCGCAAGACCTGGCGCGACGACCTCGAACATCTCACTCGGGACGGCGTCCTCACCCGCCACGACGCCCCGAACCGCCGCTACTACACCCGCAAGGACGATGCCCGATGACCGGAACCGAAACGCTGCTGACAGCCGCTGAAGGCGCCACGCTGCTCGGCACGCCGCAGGCCCTTCGCCGTCGCCCGGCCCCGGGAAAGCCGGTCGCGTGGGCCACTGCCGACGAGCGTGAACAGTCCATTGCTGAGCGGTTCCGCAGGGACAGCGCCCGGCACCAGATGACTGTGCTCCACGAGGACGGCCTCTACCGGCACCTGCGGTTCAGCAGCAACCCGAGCGGCTACAGCGAGTACTGGTTCGACATCGTCACCTGGCCCGGCTCCCTCGCGATCCGCGGGGACATCGACGGCTACATGTTCAGCCGGACCCGGGACATGTTCGAGTTCTTCCGCGCCGACCGCCGGTGGGGCATCAACGCGCACTACTGGGCGGAGAAGACGGAGGGCGGGCGCCGGTCGGTGCAGGTCTACTCCGAGGATCTGTTCCGGCAGTTGGTGGTCGAGCACTTCGTGGACGCCGCACGGTGGGGTGGCGTTCCGGCCGGCTTGGGCAAGGCGGTCCGGACCGAGATCCTCGACCGGGACCTGACTCACGAGGCCGAGGCGCGGGAACTGCTGGAGGGATTCAGCTTCAAGGGCTTCGAGTTCGACGACGTGTGGGAGTGGGATTTCCACGACCACGACCGCTCGTTCCTGTGGGCCTGCCACGCGATCGCGTGGGGCATCGCCCGCTACGACCGGATGCGCCGGTATGGCCTGCTGCCCCTCGCTGCCCCCAAGGCGGTGGCGGCATGAGCGCCTACGAGCCCCTGTCTCCCGAGCACCGCGCGGCGCTCGCCGAGCTGATTGGTGACGCCGCCCGACCCGCCACCGCCGACTTCCTGCTGCGGCTGGGGCACACGGTCAAGGACTGCCGGACGCACGACCACGGCACCGGCGAGGGCATCTTCTGCGGAAACCTCGTCGGCTGGATGGGCGAGCGGATGGCGCTGGTCGTGCGTCGCCTGCTCGACGCAGAAGCCGAGCTGGAGAAGTACGTGGGCAAGGAGCCCACCCGCGACGAGGAAGCGCAGCACGTGAACCGCTGCCTCGACGCCGTGTACCACCTGTGTGAAGAGGTCAAGCGCGCCGCGGGTCGGTGGGAGAACCCCCTGCCCGTCCCCGAGTGGGTCGCAGCAGTCGAGCAAGCCGCCGACGGCAACCGGCCCGACAACCCCGACGACAAGCGCCGCCGCATCTACCTCGACGGCAAGGGCAATGCCTGGATCAGCCATTGCACCGACCCCGCAGACGGCGAGCTGATCGCGCGCCTCGACAGCAACCCCTTCCACGACGGAGAGCCCGTACAGGAAGTCCGCGAGCACACCGGCGGCCTCCGCGAAATCGGGAGGTGCTGGTGACGAACACCGCGCTGGCCGGGGAGCGATCCCCGGCCGCCGGCCCGGTGGTGGTCGGCCATTTCGAGCCCGGCTCGGAGGAGTGGCACGCGGCCCGCAGGTCCGGGATCGGCGGTAGCGAGATCGCTGCGGTCCTCGGCATCAGCCCGTACGAATCCCGGTTCTCCCTGTGGCACCGCAAGCAGGGGCTCATCGAGCCGGTCGCCGAGTCCGAGGAAATGTACTGGGGAAAGGTCCACGAGCCCGGCATCTGCCGCAGGTTCGCCGAGCTGCACCCCGAGCACCCGGTGACCGTCGCCCCGACGTACGCCGCGGCCGCCCGCCGGTGGCAGATCGCCAACCCGGACCGCATCTGGGGCCCGGACATCTTCGAGGCCAAGACGGCCCGGACCGCGGACGGCTGGGGCGAGCCGGGCACCGACGAGTTCCCCGTGCACTACCGGGCGCAGGCCATGCAGTACCTCGACGTACTCGGTCGCCGCCGCTGCCACCTTGCCGTGCTCATCGCAGGGTCCGAGTACCGCGAGTACGTCGTGGAGTACGACCCGGCCGAGGCCCGCATCTTGCGCACCGCGGGCGCCGAGTTCATGCAGTCGCTCGCTGACGGCGCCCGGCCCGACATCGATGGCCACACCGCCACTTACCAGGCGATCAAGGCACTGTCCGACGGCCTCGACGACATCGACATCGAGATCAGCGAGGCCCTGCGGGACGAGTACTTCACCGCGCTGGCCACCGCCAAGGACGCCGACGACGAGAAGCGCCGTCTGGCCGGCCTGGTCCTCGACGAGATCGGCACCGGCCACCGCGCCGTCGCCGCCGGGCGGACCGTCGCCACCCGCACTGTCCGCGACGGCCGCACCTACGCACTCCAGCCCGCACGAAACAGGGGGACCGCAGCATGACCGGTCAAACCATCGGCAACGCCGTTGCCGTACGCGACAACGGCCCCGGCGCCCTCGTCGCCCAGCACCGCGCAGACATCGAACTCGTGATGCCGAGCCACATGCAGGCCCGCGTGGGCGCATGGATCCGCACCACCCAGGGGCTGCTGCGCCGGGACGAAAAACTGCTGGAGGCCGCGCAGAACGACCCCGGCCAGTTCATGTCCGTGCTCCTCGACGCCGCCCGCCTCGGCCTCGAACCCGGCACGGAGCAGTACTACCTGGTCCCGCGCTGGAACAAAAAGAAGCGCTGCACCGAGGTGACCGGCGTCCGCGGCTACCAGGGCGAGATCGAGCTGATGTACCGGGCGGGCGCCGTCTCGTCCGTCATCGTCGAAGTTGTCCGGGAACGCGACAAGTTCAGCTACCGGCCCGGCCGCGACGAGCGCCCCGCGCATGACATCGACTGGGACCTGAGTCTGGAGGAGCGCGGGGAACTGCGCCTCGCCTACGCCTACGCCGTCATGAAGGACGGCGCAACGTCCAAGGTCGTCGTCCTCAACAAGGGCCACATCGCCAAGGCCCGCGCCAAGTCCGACAGCGCGAACGGCAAGTACCCCCACCGCTCCCCATGGGCCACGGACGAAGAGGCCATGTGGCTGAAGACAGCCGCGCACCGGCTGACGAAGTGGGTGCCCACCTCGGCCGAGTACATCCGCGAACAGCTGCGCGCCAAGGCCGATGTGGACGCCGAACAGCAGCCGGCGCCCCTCCCCGCCGGGCCCCTGCCGCAGCCGTTCGACTCCTCCGAGCCCGACGAGGACGACGACGCGGTTGACGCCGAGTTCGTGGACGACGAGGGCGAGGCGCGGTCATGAGCCGCCGGAGTCGCCGCATCGCCGACCTGCGGGACCAGGTCGTGGACCTCAGCCGAGCCGTGGCATGGGAGCGCACGGAGCGGGAGGCACACCGGTGCCCGGCCGGCCGGTACGCCGTCCGCCTCGCCCGGATGGCCCGAGCCACCCTGCGCCTCCGTGCCGAGCTCGCCGCGCAGCAGCGCGTCAACGACCAGCTCTCGAACCAGCTGTTCAGCGCCCTCGGCTACACCGACGCCGGCCTGAAGGCCATCGACGTCCCCGTCCAGACCACCGGCCGCGAGCCGGGAGAGGTGGCGTCATGAGGAACATCGTTATGCCCCGTCGGGTGTCCGCTGAGGACTGGCGGAGGCACTCCGCGTGCCGCGCCAAGGACGTGGACGCAGAACTCTTCTTCCCCACCGGTGACACGGGCCCGGCGCTCTTGCAGATCGACGAGGCCAAGGCCGTGTGCCGCCGCTGCCCGGTGATGATGCTCTGCCAGGAATGGGCGCTGACCAGCCGGGAGCCGGACGGCGTCTGGGGCGGGCTGTCCGAGGCCGAGCGCCGTAACGTTCTCCGACGCCGCGCCTACTCCGCGAGGGCAAGGGCGGGGGCCACGTCATGAGCCCCACCGAGATCAGCCTCGTCATCGCCACGTGGGTAATCGTCGCGGTGGCCGTCGCGGCCCGGCTCGGGCCGTTCCTCCGCCGCCACCAGCACGCCGCCGTCCCGCCGTACGCGACGTTCGCCGAGCAGCCCACGGGCGCCCGCTGGCTCGCCTGCGACACCACCATCTGCGGCCACATGACCACCGTTCACACCCCCCAGCCCGGCGGCGCCTACCGGTGCACCGGATGCGGCCACACCAAGGGGCACCAGTGAGCGACACCACAGACGACCACCTCGAAGAACTGATCGACGCCATCGGGCTGAAGCGCCCCAGCCGCGGCCCTGGTGCCCGCGCCGCATGCGGAACATCTGCCGGGTACGCCCGGCACCGCAACAACGGTGAGGAGTACTGCGACGACTGCCGCGCCGCGAAACGCACAGAACGCGCCTCCGCAACCCCGGCCGGCCACCGCCAGCCGATCGACCACGGCACGCGCCGCGGCTACCGCCAGCACAGGTACCGCAACGAGACCCCCTGCGACCCGTGCCGTCAGGCCGATCTCGCCTACCAGCGCCAGCGCTACGCCGTGAGGAAGGGGCACCAGTCATGAGCACACCGACGAAGATCCGCCCAGGGAAGAAGCCAGCGGCCAGCGTCGAGGAACTGTTCCACGCACGCACCGAACCCGTCGAGGGGGGACACCTGCGCTGGACTGGCTACACCAGCAAGCGCGGCCTGGCCAGCGTCCGCTACGCCGGCCGCATCCACACCGCGCTCCAGATCGCGTTCCGTATCCACAACGACCGCGAGCCCGTCGGCCACTGCTCCACCGACTGCGGCATGGCCGGCTGCGTCGCCCCCGCCCACGTCGAGGACGACACCACCCGCACCCGCAACCGCGCCACCTACGCCGCCCTGATCGGCGTCGAGAGCCCGGCGGAGGCCTGCGGCCGCGGACATGCCGCCGCTGACCACCGCCGGTACCGACGCGACGGACGCCCCTACTGCCTGCCCTGCACCACCGGTAAGGGGGAGCAGTGAGCCACTGGCGCAATTCCGCGGCATGCCGCGATGGGGATGCTGACCTCTTCTTCCCAACCGGCAACAAGGGCCCCGCGCTTCTGCAAATCGAGCAGGCCAAGGCCGTCTGCCAGCGCTGCCCTGTGATGCAGGACTGCGGGCAATGGGCACTGGACACCGACCAGGAAGCCGGGGTGTGGGGCGGACTGTCCGAGGACGAACGCCGAGCGACCCGGCAGCAGGCTATGGCCGACAAGCCGAAGCGACGCGGTGGCCGTCCGCCCGCCGGCTGCGGTACACCCGGCGGATACACCCGGCACAAACGGCTCGGGGAAGAGGCCTGCCCGCCGTGCCACGCCGCGATGCTGGAGGACTCCCGCCGGCGCCGCGCTGACAAGCGCTACAGCAAGCCGAAGAAGGGCCGGAAGCTCGCCCCCTGCGGCACCAACACGGCGTACAAGCGGCACCAGCGCATCGGCGAACCCATCGACGACGCGTGCCGCGAGGCGCACAACGAGATGAACCGGCACTTCCGCAAGACCGGCAGCACCAAGGTCCCGGCGTGACAGCCGCCCCGCGTCCGTGCGAGGCACTGGGCGGCCACACCGGTCCCGTCCGTCTGTACGCCACCGGATGGCTCTGCTCCCAGCATTCGCCGTGGGGCCGGGCCGGCCAGCCCGAGCCGCAGCCGGGCCCCGGCTGGCCGAGCGACGCATGGTCCACACCCAGCCCCGACAGCGCCAGCCGCGTCCACGACGCCCGCGCCGTCGCCTCCGGCAAACGCCGCTCTTCTCCTGCCACCTACCGCGCCGCGCAAGCCGCCGTCCGGAAGGACAAGACCACATGACCAACATCGACGGCCCGTTCACCGAGGACGCAGACACGATCACAACCGCGCTCGCCCACGGCGTGATCGGTGACACCGAGGCCGGACTCACGCTCCTCGAACCGATCGCGCAGCGCGGCCCGGTGCAGGCGGCCGGAATCTGCGCCGCCCTCGCCGAGACCCTGAGCGCCGAGGCCCGAGCGAAGCAGCCCCCGGGCCATTTCTTCGGCTTCCTGGTGGCGACCACTGACGGCCAGTTGGCCAACGCCAGCGACCTGCCGCCCGGCGTTCGCTTCGCCGCCCAGTTCAGCACCGCATGGGCCAACGGCGAACACAGCACCGCTTACAGCCTGTTTGACGCCCTCATCGACGGCCAGACCGACGAGCAGATGCGGGCCCTGGGCGAGGGCATCAGCGCCCTGTTCGAGATGGCCAGCGCGTCTCTCGGCGAGGTCGTCGAACGTAAGCGCACGAAGCAGGGCGGCCGGTGATTCCCATGCGCCTCCGGATCCAGTACACGGATTGGCCGCAGCCGGCCGTAGAGCTGACCGACACCCCGCGGCCCGGCTGCTGGGACTGCGCGGGCGCCGGCGGCATCGAGTACGGCGGCGCGGTCGGCGACAACGGCCAGGTCATCGCCGACCCGCTCACCGACTACTGCGACTGCTGGCAGCCCGAACGCGCCTGGCTCATCACCTACGTACCGCGCTGGATCGCCCGCCGCTGGCTCGGCTGGCAAGAGCCCCAGTACTCCGACGTCCCGCCGTTCTGACTAGAGGAATCTTCATGAACCACACCCTCGCCACCTCCGCCGGCCCGCTCACCGTGGACGCGACCGAGCCCGTGCCCGGCCTGCGCGTCTTCGAGACCCCCGCCGCCGTGAGCCCGCTCTCGACGTACCGCTGGGTCCTCGCCCACCACGACGAGCAGGCCCTCGCCAGCTTCGAGACCGAGGAAGCCGCGACCTCGGCGGCCGAGGCGGTCGGCCCGCTCGCCGACTGGACACGGAACGCGATGACCACCGCCAACGAGATCAGCCTCGGCGGGCACGTCGACCGCCTGACGACCCTGCTCCGCGAGGCCGGCGGCCAGCACCCCAACGCGTAGCCGCAGCACCACCTGCACGGCCCCGGGGCGGGGTGACGACCACACGCCCCTGCCCCGGGCGCAAGCACACCGCACCAGCAGAGAGAAGAGAGCCCGTGACCATTGACGCACAGCACTGGGTGTGGAACGAGTCCCGCAGCCGCGGGAACGTCCGGCTCGTGCTGCTCGCCGTGGCGGACAAGATCCAGACGGCGGACTGCACGGTGCGCATGGGCACCACCGAACTTCGGAAGCGGCTGAACACGGGCAAGTCCGTTGTGGTGCCGGCCGTCGACAAGGCGCTGGAGTCCGGTGAGTTGAAGATCGTTGAGGAGGCCCGGGGGAGCCGCGCCGCGCTCTATCAGATGCCACTCGCGGTCGGCTATGTGCGGCCGATGGCAGGTTCTAGGGGTACGGAATCCGGACCGGTAGCGGCGCGGCAGGGGTCCGGAATCGGGACCCCTAACTCTGAACAGGGGTCCGGAATCCGGACCGAGAACGAAAACGCTAGGGGTACGGAATCCGTACCGGGGGGGTCCGGAATCGGGACCCCTATGGGTCCGGAATCCGGACCCCTTAACCAGACCACTCAGACCAGGCCAGTAGTAGAGAGCTGGGAGACCGCCACTCCCGCCGAACGCATCCCGGATGTGGTCCGCCCGCTCGTCGACGGAATGAGCCGCAGCGGCCTTACCGTCCGCTGGCCGTTCCAGGGCCCCGAGTGGTTCCCGATTCACGCCCTGATGAAGCGCTCCGGCGTCCCCGCCCTCATCGAGTACGCCCACCGAGCAGCAGCCGGCGCACGCACCCCCGTCGTCTCAGCGAAGTACTTCGTCAGCGGCTGGAAGGAACTCCCCCCACTGCCCGCCCCTGACGACTCCGTCACGCCCATGGCCCGCCCGAACCTCCGCGCGGTCGGCAACGGCTGGCCCGTCCCCGACCGCCAGCAGGCGGCCAGCGACGACATGTTCGACCGCGCCATGCAGCGCGCCCACGACCGTACGCAGGAGCAGCGATGAACCCTCAAGAGACCGTGGTACTCGCCCGCTACGTCCGGGCACTGTGCCCCCAGCAGCGGTTCGACGAGTACACCCCCGACGCCTGGCACGACGTCCTCGGCGCATACCCCCTCGATGAGGCCCGCGCCGCCGCCGCCCGCTGCGCGAGCGTCCGCCCGTTCGTGTCCCCCTCGGAGATCATCGCCGCGATACGGCAAGCCCGCTCCGACCGTGACCGCGACCTGCAAGGCCCCGGCCAGTACGCAGAGATTCCCGACGCCGACCCCGACGATGTCACCGCGTACCTCGCAGCCCTCCGCGGCCAGCGCACCCGTGCCGCAGCCGGCCAGCAGCTGGCAACCCGGCCCGTCGCCGAACTGACGTCTGGTGTCACCCGCGAAATTCCCGTGGCCGACCCAGCCGTGCCCGCCGTCCGCCGACAGGGGCCGCTCGGTGTCGAGTGCCCGCGGTGCGGTGCGCCGATCGGAAAGGGCTGCCGCAGCACCTACCGCAAGCGGCGCCTGGCCGACCCGCACCCGGCACGCATCGACGCCGCGCGGAGCCGGTGATGGGCGCCCCGATGCCGGCCAGCCTCCGCCGCGGCCGCCCCGCGCAACTCGCCGCCGAATGCCCCCGCTGCCGAGCCCAACCCGGCGCCCGCTGCACCAGCCCCCGCGGCCGAGTGCTCGCCGACCCCCACCCCTCCCGCCTCGACACCACCGCACCGAAGGAGCCGACGCCATGACCGCCACCGCGATACCCGCCGCCGCGCGAGCCGTGGTTCTCGCCGCCCTCGACGACTACTGGCTGACCGTCCCTCCCGCGTACGCAACCGCCGCCGAGGCCGCACGCCGAGTCGCCGAGTACCTGATCAGCAGCGGATACACCGCCCGCCGGCCCGGCATCCTCCGGCCGAACTGGCGACGCAAGGAGTTCCCCTGCGCGGCCGCCCACGAGATCCGCAATGCGCTCGTCCTGTACCACCTGCTCGCCGACCCACAGCAGGTATCCACCGCCGCCCAGGCCGAGCGGATCGTCATCGATCTCACCGAGGCGGGTTGGTTGATCGTCCCGAACACCCGCACCAGGAGCGCCGCATGAACTGCACCGCCTGCACCCGCCCGCTCGACGCCCCCGCCCAGCTCTGCACCGCCTGCACCCGCGGCCTCGACGTCCGCCTGGCCGAACTGCCCGGCCAGTATCTGCTGCTGGCCACTCACCTCCGGCCCGGCGCGGCCCGCGGCGACGGCCCCGTGGCCCTCGTTCGCACGCCGCCGTTGCCGGTACGCGAGGACGTGCTCGACATGCGGGCCACCGGCGGTATGGTCACGATGCTGGAGGACTGGCGCGCGGCCATGCAGAACGCCCGCGGCTGGGGCCCGCCCGCCCGCACCGGCACGATCGAGCGCCGCGTCATGGCCGCCGCCCGCGGGCTGCGCATCAACCTCGACTGGATCGCCGAGTTCTTCGAGGGCGCCGGGGACATGGCCCGCGAGATACGCGCCTTGGCCGGCCAGGCCGCCGCGCTTCTCGACCCGGCCCCACCCACGCTCGCCGTAGGCGAGTGCGCCGCGGACCTCGGCGGCGGCGACATCTGCGGCGCGCCCCTCCGCGTTCCCACCGGCACCGGCGCCGTGGAGGTCCGCTGCCGCCGCTGCGGCGCCGACTACCCGCCCCACATGTGGCTGACGTTGGCCACCGGCGCGTGGGCCGACGCTCAGGGAGTCGCAGCGTGACCCCGTACGCCCGGCTGCACGCCCGCCTGAGCGCCGCACGCCCCCTCTCCGCACTCCGAGGACGCCGAGCCCGACGAGCCGCCGCCGTACGAGCCGAGAGAACCGCACGCCCCACCCGCCCCGCTCACCCGGCCCCGCTCTTCACGACCTGCTGCCCCACCTGGCCCGCCACCGGCGGCCGCGCCCACCACCGCACCTGCCACATCACCACCGAGGAGACCGGCCGGTGAGCATCTACTACAGCGACGACGCGGCGACTCTCCACCTTGGCGACAGCCTCGACATCCTCCCCACCCTCCCCGACGCCAGCGTCGACACCGTGATCTGCGACCCGCCGTACGAACTCGGGTTCATGGGCAAAACGTGGGACGCCTCAGGCATCGCCTACAACGTCGAGATCTGGCGGCAGTGCTGGCGCGTCCTCAAGCCCGGCGGCCACCTCGCCGCTTTCGGCGGCACCCGCACCTACCACCGCATGGCCTGCGCCATCGAAGATGCCGGGTTCGAGATCCGCGACTCCCTGCACTGGATCTACGGCAGCGGATTCCCCAAGGGGCAGGACATCAGCAAGGCCATTGACCGGCGCCGAGACGACCGCGAACAGGTGCTGAAGGTGACGGCCTGGCTCAAGTCTGCTCGCGACGCGGCCGGTTGGACCAACGCCCGGTTGAACGAGCTGTTCGGGTTCCACCGTGGCGGACAGGCACAGCACTGGACGACGCAGGGCGTTGCCGCCGCGGTGCCGACGCCGGAGCAATGGGACCGGCTGTGCGACGCCCTCGGGTTCGATGACACCGCCATACGCCCGCTGGTCGCCGAACTCAACGGACGCAAAGGTGCGGTCGGCGAGGCGTGGGCACGGCGCCAGGTGATCGGGCGCCGACACTCCGGCCGCGCGAATGGGGCCACCAGCATCTTCTTTAGGGGCACGACCGGGCCTGCGCCGGATGGATCGATCCCTGTCACTGCCCCGGCCTCCGACGCTGCAAAGGAATGGCAGGGCTGGAGCACTGCTTTGAAGCCGGCCCACGAGCCGATCGTGATCGCCCGCAAGTCCACCGGGTTCGACACGACGGTCGCCAACGTACTCAAGCACGGCACGGGCGCCCTCAACATCGACGGATGCCGCACCGTCGGCCGATGGCCAACGAACGTGCTCCTCACACACCTGCCGCTCCTCGATGAGGCTGGCCAGCCGATTGGCGACGCGTGCACGAACGGCTGCGTACCCGGTTGCCCCGTAGCCGAGATGGACCAGCAGAGCGGCGTCCGGACCAGCGGCAAGATGCGCGCCGGAGTCCAGCGCAGCAACCGCGCCGGGTGGGCAGGCGACATGCCGGCCACCACGGGCGCTGAGACGTACGGCGACAGCGGCGCATCCCGCTACTTCCCCGCCTTCCGATACGAGGCGAAAGCCCCGGCCAGCGAACGGCCCCGCGGCGAGGACGGCACCGCGCACCCCACAGTGAAACCGCTCGCGCTGATGCGGTGGCTGGTCCGGCTCGTCACCCCGCCCGCCGGTGTCGTGCTCGACCCGTTCGCCGGCTCCGGCACCACGCTGGAGGCCGCCGCGATCGAGGGGTTCCGCGCAGTCGGCGTCGAGCAGCACGAGCCGTACGCCGCGCTGTGCCAGGCCCGCCTATCCAAGCCGATCGCCGGCGTCCTCGACTTCGACACCGCCTGATGGGCGCCGTCGTGCTGCTGGTGCTGCTCATCTGTGTGACCACCAGCGCCATCACCGCTTCCCCCGACCACAGCCGGATCACCGGCCGGCCCAAGGAGCCGAAGCGATAACCGAATGCGAGGACTGCGGGCGGCCGCTGCGCCGCCCCAGCCCCGACTGCCTCGGCCCCGTCTGCCGCCGCCGGGCAACTCGCCATCCCCGTACAGCCCTCCCTCGACGACTGCGAACCCGCCTGGCGCCGACGCCGAATCACCACCACCCCCGGCCCCGACACCTGGGAGGACCGATGAACCAGCCGACCACCGAGCACGTCATACGCACCCTGCTCCGGAATGTCCGCCCCGCACCATCCGGCTGCTGGGAATGGACCGGGCCCCGCGACAGCGACGGCTACGGCAAGGCATCCGCAGACGGCCACACGGTCAGCGCCCACCGCTGGCTGTGGACACTGCTCCGCGGCGAACTCCCGCCCGAGCAGCACCTCGACCACCTGTGCCGGGTACGCCACTGCGTCAACCCCGACCACCTCGAACCCGTGTCCTGCGGCGAGAACTTGCGCCGCGGCCACGTGGCCCGCGGGACGCATATCTGCCCCGAGCACGGCCTCAAGAGCCGCCGCGCATCCGGCCGGCTCGTCTGCCGGCCGTGCGACGCAGCCGCCGCCCGCACCCGCCGCGCCACCCAGCCCCAGGAGACAGCCGCATGACCACGCCCGCCAGCCCAGCCACCCCCGACGTCACGAGCTACCTCTACCGCGAGGCCCTGCTCACCCTGCTGTCCCGCATGCAGCGCGGTGTCCTGCTCGACGCCGAGCGGGGCCTACTGCACGAGCACGTCGAGCACCTGGTCCGCGACCGCGACCGCCTCGCCGCCGCCATCGCGCGGGTGGTGGCGTTCGCTGACCGGCTCGACGCGGATGCCGACCGGCTCGCGGCTGGCACGGTGCACCCGGTCGCCGCGCATGTCCGAGCCGCCCTCGACGAGCCGGCCGCCGACGCGTAACGACGCAGGCAGACGCCCCGTCAGTCCTCGGCGGGCGGGGCGCCGTCACGTCCACACGTCCGGGCCGCCACCCCGCCACTCGATCAGCTCGGCGTCGTCGAGGGACACCTCGTCAGCGTCCAATCCGGCGCGTCGCAGGAACTCGAACAGGTCCGGCAGGCTGTACGCCAACCCGAGAATCTCGCCGCGCACCGTCACCCGCCGGCCCCCAGTCAGGGACGGCGGATGCACGATCACCGGCGGATGCACAGCCATGAGACCACCGTGCCGCTGGACGCCCAGCCCCGCATCCCGGGCGAACCAGCCCCAGCCGAGCCGGCCGGGCGCTACCGTCACCGAGTGCGCTACGTCCACTACTGCGAGCCCTGCGACGCCCGATCGCCCGAGCGAGCCACCGACCACGAAGCGAAAGCCGATCGCGCCGTGCACCGGCGCCGCGCCCACCACGAACTCCGCCCGGCCGACCGGATCGAGGAGATCCCCGGCCCCGTGTCCATCGCGGCCAGCGCCATCCTCTCCGCCCTCGGGCACGCAGCGCGCACCGGCGCCAAGAAGGCCATGGCGTCCGACGCCGTCCGGCAGATCCGGGCATCTGCGTACTGGCAGCAGGCCGTACGCCTGCTCTCGATCGGCACCGGCGTACTCGTCCTCGGCGCGATCGTCATCCGACACCTGGGCTGACCGTCCGGCCGGGCGATCAGCCCGGCCGGACCTCGGGTTACTCGCTGCGTTCCGCCTCGCGCGGCCAGCGGGCAGTGTCGTCCCGCTGAACCTCGTACGACACGGCGAAACGGTCGGCGGGCATGCGCGTACAGTTCACCTCGACGACCATGTCACCCACGCGTGAGACCCGGGTAACGACCAGTACCGGCAGGCCAGCCCCTATCCGCAGCTGCTGCTGCTCGGCATCGTTCGCCGGCCGCGACGAGACGGTCTCTTCCCACTCGATCGCCGCGTCGAGGTGTTCCTCGATCCGGTCATAGATGCCGCCCGGCCCCGTCTTGGCAGCACCGAGGACCGGCAGTTGCCCGACCAGCGACATTGGCAGGTAGCTGGTGGCCAGCTGTAGGGGGTGCTCGGCGTCCGGCGGGCCGACGGCCCGATCCCGGATCATGACGTGCGCGCCGTGCGCGACCCCGAGCAGGTCCGCGACATCGTCCGGCGGCACGCCCACCTCCTGCGTTGGAGTGCCGACGCCGCGCCAGTTCTGCGCGCCTCGGTCGAAGAAATAGCCCAGCTCGTCGCGGTAGGCGTGCCGGTCCCGCGCGACTATCGGCGCCGGAGCGGGCGGGCGAATGAAGGTGCCGCGCCTGCCCTCGCTGTAGAGCAGACCCTCGGCCACCAAGTGCTTGACGGCCCGGTGCGCCGTTTCGCGTGCGACTTCGTACAGCTTCGCCAGTCGTTCGATGCCGGGGATCGGTTTGCCGACTGGCCAGAGGCCAGCGTCTACATCGCGGCGAATCTTCGCGGCGACGTCCCTGTAGCTGGCCATTTCATCGTCCCTTCGGGTCACTCCAACCCTCCTATCCTATACAGATGCTCGTTATGTGGGGTAGTGTCGTTGGTGTTGGAACGCAGGCGGCCCTGAACCGGTGTGAGAGACCAGTTCAGGGCCTATGCGAACCCCCGCCTCATGTCGCCAGGAGGAATCCGCATGGCCACGAACACTATCCCGGGTAGCCCGTCCCTGACGGGAACCGCCGCCGCCCTGGCCCCGCGACGCCTGATCGCCGCGGGCATCTTCACCAGCCGCACGCCGGACGCCCCGGCCCCAGTCGCCCCGTCGCTGAACGCCCATCTCCGCGCCGCCCTCGGCCTCCGCCACCTCCCCGCGCCCCGCCCCGAGATCGACGAGACCGACACCCGCCGCTGCGTGTGGTCCGTGCGTGAGCTGGACGCCGTCCACGCCCGCACTGGCGGCACCGTGACCGCCCGGAAGGCCGAGCGGACCATCACCGACGGCAGCCCGTACACCGTCATCGAGGTCACCGTCACCGTGGACGTGCCCAACGTCGGCACGGTCGAGATGTTCACCGACTGGGAGCCGGCCACCGAGCTGTACGGACTCGCCCTGCCCGTCATCCGCGCCCTCGCCACCGGCGCCGCGCGATGACCGCCCCCGGCCGCGCGCCCCGTGACTGGCTCCTCGCCACTACCGCGGGCTACCTCCCTACCGGTGCCCCGGATGCGCTGCTCACCCCAGATCACCTCGCCCTCATGGCCGTACTGGCTGTGTGGGAGTGGCACGGCCCCGGTGCGCCCACCCCCGAGTCGATCGCCGACAGGCAGGCCCTGCGCGACGCCCTCGACCGGATCTCGATCAACGGTGACACCCGGGCCGAGTACGCCGCCCGCCTGCGGCTCGCCGCGAAAGGGGCCGTGCTGTGACTATCGCCGACCACCGCCCCGCAACCCCGGCCTCCGACACCGTCCGCGAACTCCTCGCCTCGGCCGCCGCCGACTACGCCGCCGCCGAGGAGCACCGCCACCACGCACAGGCGAACGCCACGGCCGACGCCGAGAAACGCGCCCGCGCCGCCCGATCGGCAAGCGACCAGTACGACTGCGCCACCATCACGCACCGCGTCACCCACTGACGCCCTGACCGGCCGCGCCCGCCAACCCCCAGCCGCGGGCCGGCCACCCCAGGAGACCCACCGTGGACCTCACACCCGCCGCCGGGTGGGCGGTCGCCCACCCCTGGCCCGCAACCGCGACCGCCGCCGCCGTCGCGGCCATCCTCGCCCTCGCCGTCTGGCGTCTCGGCCACGCCGTCCTCATCGCCGCACTCGCCGCCATGGCCTGCACCGCCTACAGCGCAGACACGTCCTGGGGGTTCGCGAAAAACCGCCTCGGCATGACCGACGACACCGAACGCCTCGCCATGTTCGCCGCCGCCGAGATCGCGCTCATCGCCTGCGGCCTGCTGGCTCGCGCGACGAAGAACGCCACCGCCACCGACGACACGGCGGGCACTGCCGGGGTGCCCGGCATCCTGGTCTGGGTCATCACCGGCGTCCAGATCATCCCCGCCTTCAGCGAGTCCGGATTCGTCGGCGGCACCGTCCGCGCCGTCATCGGCCCGATCATGGCCGGCCTGCTCTGGCACCAAGCCATGGGCCTGGAAATCCGCATCATCCGTCCCGGCGCCCTCTCAACTGGCCTCCCTGCTCTCCTCGGCCGGGAACTGCGCGAACGCATGCTCTCCTGGCTTGGCCTCGCCACCCGCGACCGCGACGCCGCGCAGATCACACGCGACCGGGCCCTGGCCCGCGCCGTACGCCTCGGCTCCCGCAAACGTCTCTACCCCTGGGGCCGCAACCGCTGCGCCGCCGCCCTCACTCGCGCCGGAGTCGCCACCGACCCCAACCAGCGCCACCGCCTCATGCTCGAACTCGCCGCCCGTCGTGGCGCACCCGACCTCAACACCATCGCCCTGCCCTCCCTCTGGGAGCCGCCGCAGGAACCCGCGCAACCGCGCACCATGCCCGCACTCGCGCACCAGCAACTCGCCGAGATGCACCCCATAGAGGCGATCCAGCGAGTGCACTCCGCGCATCCGGATGCGCACCCCGCCGCCCTCGCCAGCATCACCACCGCCCACGGGGTCGTCGTCTCCGAGCAGATGGTGCGCATCGCTATCGGCGCCGGCAACCCGCCTCCGCAGCCCACGATCCCGGCCGCATCTGCCCCCGCAATCGCCGCCGCACCCACGGATGCACCCCGGGATGCACTCGTGCTCGACATCGTCACCGCATCCGAGGTGCACCCCGAGATGCGCGCGCCCACACCCGCATTCGCCGCAGGCCAGCGCAGGGATGCAGTGCACGCCCGCATCCCCGAATGCGCACCCGCAGATGCACCCGAGGAGCACGAGACTCCGCCCGGCAACGAGCCCGAGCCCGTTCCAGACGTGGACCCGGAGCCCGAGCCGGAGTGCGCCGACGAACCCGAGCCAGATGCACACCCGGATGCGAATGCGCTCCCCGCCGAACTCGTCGAGCAGGCACGCGCACTCGGCCGCCCCGCATCCCTCCGCACCCTCCAGACCGAACTGCGCATCGGCCAACCGAAAGCGCAGCTCCTCCAAAAGATCACCCGGGACGACAAATGACCGCCGACCCTGGCACCGACGGGAACCGCATCTCACGCTGGATGCGCCGCATCTCCCGCCACGAGACCGAGCCCGAGACGCCACCGCCCACAGTAGAGATCACCGTCACCCCTTCCCCAGGTGACGAGGACTGGCTCGACCGCCTCTTTGCCCAGCAGGCGGAAGACGCCGAGGCCGAAGCATCTGCCGAGCCTGACGAGAACACCACCCCCTGGTACTCCCTCGGCAAGCACCGGCCAGCCCCAGCCGCCGCGCCGGAATCCCACCAGCCAGCGCCCGGCGTACAGGTCAACATCAACCCGCCAGCCGCGCCGTCACCCGAGGACGAACGCACCCGCCAACGCCGCATCCGCATGCAGCTCTGGGTCGCCTACCACGGCTCCGCAGCCGGAGTCGGCTGGTACATCGGCCTCGGCCCGCAAATGGCCGATCTCCTGAACGCCTCAGGCCAGGCCGCCCCAGCGGTCGGAGTCGGCCTGATCGTCCTCACCGGCTGGCCGTTGGCATACCTCAAGCCGCATCACCTCCCCGCCAGCCTCCAGCCCGTCATCACCTGGGCGTCCCGCATCGCCCCATCCACCGCCGCGCTCGTCCTCGCACTCCACGCCTCCCACCCACTCATTTAGGAGCCCCACCACCATGAACCTCGCAGCAGCAGGCGGCGGCGCGGCCTTCGGCGAACTCGGCGCCGGCGGAATCGCCCTCGCCGCCACCGTCCTCCTCGTCCTCGGCGTGAAGGGCGAAGGCAAGGTCAAGCTCAAGGACAACCCCGCGCTGATCGTCGCGTTCATCGCCGGAACCGCGTTTTCCGCAGCGGGGAAGATCTGGGCGAACCCGGAAAAGATCACCAAGCAGGGGCTGGCAGGCCTCGGAGTCGGCGGTAACTCCGGCGTCTTCGGGCACGTCGGTATCGGGGCTATCTCCCTCGTCCTGTTGATCATCATCCTGTGCTGGAAGCTGACACCGTTCCGCGGTGCCGTCCTCGGCCTGATCGCCGCATTCGTGTGGCCCCTGGCCGGCTCCGACGCCGTATGGTCCCTTCCCGTCCAACTCGCCCTGGCCGTCCCGACCATGCTGGGCGGCTGACATGCGCGTATGGATCGCCATCTGGGTCGGCTCCACCACCATCACCCACTGGCTCGCCGCCTGGATCGCCGGGGGAGCAGTACTACGCCTCCTCGTCATCGGTCTGGCCGCCGGCTTCGCCAAGGGCCTGCCCTTCACCACCGCCCTCTGCTGGCTCGCCGCCCTCGCCTGGCTCGGTCTCGCCATCCTCCTCGGCCTCCGCCAAGCCGCCGCGGAAGAGGCCGCGAAGACCACGCCGAAGGACGGCGCCACGGACGCCGAGAGCGCAGCGGGGGCCGAACCTGCCACGGTGGCCTCCGGTTCCCCGAAAGCCACCACCGCCGACCCCACCCGAGACGACGTCGCCAGCCTCCTCCACGACCTCCTCGGCGACACCGGAGGAGTGCACCTCTCGGCCCTCGCCAAGGCCCTCCCTGGCGGCCCCTGGCCCACCCGCAAAGTGCGCTCCCTCCTCGCCTCCCACGGCACCCGCGTACGGGCTGGCGTACGGGGCCCCACCGGCGCCGTACGAGAGGGCGTCCACCGGGACGACATCCCCACCCCCACTTCCCCCACCGGCCAACCCCCCACCGATGCCGCTGTTGCCGCAGGTCAGAGCAACAACAACAACGACAACAACGCCGAGCCCGTCCCCGCCTTCACTGTCACCGACGACCCCGACGACCCCGCCCGCAGCCACGTCCACTTCGCGAAAGGCGCCCACCCGTGACCCGCACTCGCTACCGCTGGAGCTGCTGCCGCGGCGGCTCCCTCGCCCTCACCCCTGCCGAAGTCCGGGCAGAGGTCCGCGACCACCGTGCCACGGAACACAACGGCCACCCCGGCCCCACCGAGGCGCTGTACTCCTGCCCGGCCGACGACTACGCCGCCACCACGCCGCTCGGCCTTCTCCGCCGCCTGTACGTCCGCCTCTGACGGCTGCCTGTCCGCCCTGGGCCACCACCGCCGGGTCGGGCAGGGCGCCGGCCAGCAGGCCGGACCACCACACCGAAGGGGGATCACCCATGGACCGTAAGCAGGCCATCGAGGCCGCCGCCCGCGCCGTCATCGAGCACGGCGGCCCCGAGTGCCGCACCGACCCGCGCACCGTCACCGACGCCATGTCCGCTGCCTTCGAACTTGGGGCTACGCACGACGACATCACCGCCGAGATGAAGCGTCAGCGGGAGCAGGCGTGACGGAGCAAACCGCGATCTTGTTCGTCGGGGACTTTCATTCCGACTGCGGCAGATGCCATCTGCCCGCGGTCCCCCAGGACACCCACCACACACGAACGGCCGGCGGCCGCCATGAGCCTCCCTGCGGCGCCCGGTTCACCGCGATTCGGCACGTCGACGGGAGAGGCAAGGAACACGCCCTCCGCGCGCTCCGGCCAGACCTGCCGTTCGCCTGACCAACCACCAAGGACTAACCCATGCCGCGATACGCCTACGTGATCACCCGTACCGACGACGACCGAGAAGAGGAAGACCGCGTCATGTCCCTCGGCACCAAGGTGCTCGCCGACAACGAGGACCCGGCAACGTTCGCCGCCGACCGGCTGGCCCAGAACCGGGTGGAGCACAGCTACTACGACGGACCGCGCCGCATCTCCTACTGGCCGCACCCCGACGACCAGCCCCTGCCGCGCACCGCACCCGACGGCGCCCAGCGCCTCGACGGCTGACACCGAACACCCACCCCGGGGCGGCCGGCTCACTGCCAGGCGAACGGCCGCCCCGGTCCCATCCCGCACACGAGACAGGACCACCAGCATGGCATCGGAGAAGAAACGCGCACTGGAGAAGAGCATCCCCCTCGCGGAGCTGGTGAGGCGCAACGCCGAGAGCCAGAAGGACCGCGCGGAAGAGAAGGCCGCCAAGGCAGCGAAGAGATGACCGCGGCGGCTGGGGCGAGCGCGACGCGCAGCCGGCACCCGGCACCCCGAAGTGATCAACATGCCTGAATTTGACAGAAGTTGATCTAGTTCAAACCGCAACTATCGCCCCGGCTCGCACGTCTCACGTACAGAGCCACCACATACCCCCCACAACTTCATAAGGAGATTCCGCATGCGCAAGCCTCTCGCGTGCGCCGCCGCTGCCCTCGCGGCCTGCGCCCTCACCACCACCCCCACCCACGCCGCCACCCTCAAGACGGCCGGCACCGGATGGAAGCTGGCCAGCCAACTCGGCGTCACCAGCATCAGCCCTTTCAGGCAGTACACGATCACGTTCGCTACCACCGCCATGAAGGCCCGGTACACCCCGCTCCTTGCACCCGCCGTCGCCCAGATCAAGGCAGCAGGAGTGAAGATCACCATCGGCGGAGTTGAGGCCGTCAACCCCGCCAAGTGCGGGCCCGTCGGCCACATCCAGATCACCGAGCTCTACCGACCCATGGGTAAGGCCGGCTTCAGCCAAGGCATGCCCTGCCCCAACCCGGCCAAGGGCGTTGGAGTCGGCGGCATTGTCGCCTACGACTCCGAGTACTGGACGGGCTACCGCATCGAGACGTACAAGTTGCGCAACACGCTGGTGCACGAGCCGCTGCACGCCCTCGGCCTCGACCACCCGAACAGCCGCGACGCCGCCGGGCAGGAGATCCCCTACGGCTGCGTGGCCACCAGCTACGGCAACACACCGGTCATGTGCTCGCCGAACGGCGGCTACAAGACGGCCACGAACATGGGCAAGCTCACCGGCTACGACACCAACGGGCTGAAGGCTCTGCTGGCCAACGCTCGGGCGCAGGGCATCAAGTAGCCCGCACCACTGCCACACTGGAACTCGGCCCCGCTGCGTCCCCCGTCGCGGCGGGGCCGTCCACCACCCGGGAGGACACCGTGGCCACCAAGAAGATCGAACACCAAGCGTCCAAGGGGCACTTCCTCACCCTCGACGAACTCGGCGCCTTCGTCCGAGAAGCGCTCCGCAACGGCGCCGACGGCGGCGAGGTTGTCCACGCACGCGTCAGCTTCGGCAGCAAGCTCCAACGCCTCGCAATCGACGTCCCACAAGCCGCCACCGCTCCGGCCGACGGCACACGGTAGAACCCTGCCGTTGTCAGTGCCCCGGCGTACCGTCGACCACGTAACTATCCGAGCTGCTGGCGCTCCTCGGACCCCGCCCCGCCCCCGGAGCAGCGCCCGGACGGCGGGGCGAACCACGTTCGCCGCCACCTCCACCACAATGGGCACATGGAACACCTCGCGCTCCCGCCCGGCTACCTCACCACCAGCATGGCCGCCATGGCCGTCGGCAGGCAGCCCGCCACCATCCGCGACTGGGTCCGCCGCGGCATCCTCCACCGCGCAGGCGGAACCCCCAAGCGCCCGTACTTCCGCGTCGAAGCCGTACAAGCCGCCGCCGTCGCCGCCAAGCCCAACAGGCCAGGTCAGCGCGCCGCTTGACACAGATCGAACAGCGCGCCACGATTTGCCCGTACAGCTGTGCCCAAAACCAGCTGAACACCACACACCTCACGAAGGCCCCGACCGGTACCGGTTGGGGCCTTTCGCTTCCCCCGCGTAGCCCAAGGCCCGCGGCCCTACCGCGGGAGGTCGCCATGGGAACGGGCTACAGCTTCTACCGCCCCCAGGTCACCCCTGTCAGCATCGGCGCCTACACCGCGTCCGCCGGCGCCGCGCTGGAAGCGCTCCGCCCGGACTTGCCGGGCGACCAGGGGCTGCTCGCGTGGACCTACGACCCGAACATGGCCGGCCACGTCACCTCTCAGTCCTCGGGCGGCGTAGCCGGACGCATCACCCTCGTGCGGATCATCATCCGCAAGCAGATCACGTGGTCATCCATCTGGCTCGGCCTCGCCGGAGTCGACACCGCGGCGACCTTGTCGAACTGCTACCTCGGCGCCTACGACTCGGCGGGCACTCTCAAGGGCGTGACCGCGGACCTCTCCACCCAGCTCGTCAACGCCGCCAACGCCAAGGCTCTCGGCTTCACCCTCACTGCCCCGTTCACCGCGGCGCCGGGCACGTACTTCATTGGCCTGCTGCTCAACGGGACGTGGACGACCAACACTTTCACCCTGAAGGCGAGCGGAGCAGGCATTTCGGTGAACGCAGGCCTGGCCGCGCCGAACCTGCGCTACTCCACCATGCTCACCGGGCAGACCAGCCTGCCCAGCACCCTCAACCTCGCATCCCAGGCCACCAGCACCATCGCCACAGGGTGGGGCAGCCAGTGGTACGGCGTCAGCTGACCGAACGGAGGACACCGTGGCCACACACACCGTAGCCAGCGGAGAGATAGCCGCACACGCCATCACCCTGGTGGCCAACACCGTAGAGACCATCGCGTTCGAGGGCGGCCTCGGCACCGTCACCGTCCTCTCCCACGACGGCACGTCGGCCGTGTACTTCACCACCGACGGCACCACACCCACCGTGGCCGGCGCGCACTGCTGGTGCGTACCCGCCGCAGTGGGCGCCTGCACCGTCCCCGTATCCACATACGGGCCCAACAGCATCAAGGCCATCTCGGCAGGCACCCCCACCATCAGCGTGCAGCGAGGCACCTGA